CAACAGGCGTACAGTTTGAAGGTGTTAAGTTCTTCGAATCAACCAACTTCCCAACTAAGAACGTCACAGCATCTATTGATGGTGGCAGTAGCTACTCTTCACTAGAAGTTGCACAAGGATTCTTCTTTGGACCACAAGCAATTGGTGTTGGTATTGGTGGACCTAACGCACAGGTGCTAATTAATAATAACGACGATTTTAGTCGCTTTATCATACTTATCTGGCAGCTATACGCTGGTTTCGAGAGTCTAAACAAAGATTTCGTTACAACAGCATTTAGTTTCGTATCAGATGACGGCAGCATCTAGTAATTAAATAAAATAAGTAAAATTAAAGGAGAAATAAATGTCTTATTTATCAGCTAAGAAAATTTACCCTGGTAACTTTACAGAGGCTCTTAACGGTTGGTACAAAAATGTTGATACTAACGATAGTGGCTCTAATGACAAGAGTGTAGGAGGTCCTACTTCTGTACTCGCAGTTCCAGGTTATAGATATTTTCAACAACGTGGTTATGCACAGATCACAGGTAAGGTAGGTGCAAAGGTTTCATCAGCAGATGTTATCGTTCCTTCACCTTATAGAAATGACGATACACGTACAGACATCACAGGAATGGTGATCTCAGGTAGTTCAACTCTTCCTTCTTATGTTTATCGTGCTGCAGTATCTGTTGCATCTGGTTGGGATGGTCGTGTTGCTTCTGGTATTTATGCCGCAACTGGTGACGCAATCTCATTCGGACGTAGTAATGGTGGTTCACCTGTAGCAGCTTCTGGTCTTGCAGAAGGATGTGCTCAGGCAAACATCACATCAACAGTAGATGGAACAGGTGATGGTGGATCTGGTGCTATCTTCTTCGCTGCTGGCGTTGAAGGTTTCAGTGGTAACCCATTCATTACAGCTTCTGGTACAGCTGCTGGTGGTGCATTACATCCAGGCGTAGCTTATAAGTCAATCACTGCTGCTACTACTTACAAAGTATTTAGTAAAGCAGGTGCTAACGCTACTTCCGCTGGTAATGGTTTCTACCTATCCGACGCAGATGTAGATGCTAATAAGAAAGGATACATTGTATGTGAAGTATGCTACATCCAACCAGATGAAGCTCCTCAGTACAATGATATTGAGCAGTACATAATAGGTCGCACAGTCAGCTAGATGAGGTAAACTAAGATCAAGGGTAATACTTTGATCTTAGTTATGCTTTATCAACACAAAAAGACTGGTTCTAGAGTTAAAAAAATTAGTGAACTCGACAATGGTGAGTACTTTATGGTCGAGGATCAAGATGGAAAAGTATTTTATGCTTATGACCAAGAATTGGTTCCCGACACTAAAGCTACTACCAAAGTCCAGACACTACAGGTAAAAGATAAGGCAGCTAAAGAAGAACCCAGATCCTTCCCTCCTGATATGAGGCTAAATATAAATGGTGCAACAGCCCAGATGATTGCTGATCATATAAAAGGAATAGGACTAAAAACTGCAAGAGAAATAAAAGATCTACAGATGTCTTTATCGGGTGAGAGATTTGCTAATCTGGAACAACTCAAGCAGATAAAGAGGGTGGACTGGGATTCTGTAATAGCTGCTGATTTAATCCGAGTATAATTTAGGTACTTAATACTTTTAGAGTGGAATTATCTGACTTTGATAAAAGTAGGGTTAGGTACCATTTGGGCTATTTTACGGTCTCAGTTCCTGCAGGTGATTATGCCCGTTTGGAAGAAGCAATGAATACTGTTCCAGATTCGTTCTTTGTAGATAAAATAATTGTTCAGATTGGTAGATGTGACACTGCTGAAAAGAAAACTGAAGTAGCATCAACTCCTTCTACAAGATTAGAAACTATCGCTGGTGACGTAGATAGAACAATTCGTTCCAGTAATGCGAAAGAAGCTTTGAAGATATGGAGTGAGATATATTTGTATGAAACTAATAGATTAGCGGGAATACTTTACGTTGCTAATTACAAAGATCCTGTTCAAGCACGTTATAGATATGAGCGTTCAGGAGCTGAATTTATACAGGCATTACCAGGACCTGCAGATACAGCAGTAGGATCTAGGATGCATTTAGCTGAGAACTGGAGATGAGGTATATAGATTACGCTAGTAGTTATTTACCAGGGGAAGTATATAGAAGCGGAATGAAAGAATATACTCCTCAGCAAAGAATGGATTATAGGATGGCTAGAAAATATAAATTTAAACCTGATAAAAATGGTGGATCTATGATGACTTTTCAAGAGTTATTGAATGTATCGAAAGACCCTAGTGTGATGATGAAGAGTGAACTAAATAAGATGCCCTCCGGATTTTTGCCTTCACCATATGGCTAGGGCTATAATAGACAAAAAGCATTGTAATTAAAAGTGGCATCTACCTCGACTAATAAACAACCACTTTTGGTTGATCGTCCATTATTCGATTCAGTAAGAGTAACTACGCAGACTGTTGGAAGTCAGGCAACTAATACTTTATTCGTACAGGGTGGTCAAGCACCATCTATTCTGGTTGATATGGACGCAGCATTAAGTGAAGACAATAACAATGGCGGCGTAATAGACTCAATACTTATTACTAGAAATGATTACTATCGTGGTAATGATTTTACCTTAAACGCTACTAATAAAGATTCAATTGTTTCACTAATTAGTGGAATGATTGTTTTTATGGAAGACCCTACACAATCAACTGTTAACAGTAACAGTTATCAGTATGGACATTACACGTATACAGGAGCAACTACTCTAACTGGTATTTTAAAAGCTTTAAATTACTCAGGAGGTCTTACTCAAGGTTTTACTTATCAAGGTGTAAATTATGGACAAAGACCTGAAGTAACTTTTGTTTTCTATCAATCAAGAGGAACTACAACTCCTATCCCTGCTTCTGGAGATTATAAATTACTTTTTTCTAAGAAGGTTCCCGCTGGAGTGCATAGTGTAGATTGTTCTGATGTTATGCCTCATGTATCTACTCCCGGCGTTCATTCTGCGTATGCTTCCTCTACGGGTGATGCAAATGCCGGTCAACCAATTAGAAACAGAGGAATATATCTAGAGCGTGGTGACAGAGTATATGTAGGTGTTTATGCAGAAGGTCCTAATACAGCTGGATACGCTTCTGGAGTTCATGTAACTGCTCAAGGAGGATTCTTCTAATGACAGCTCGCATACCTCGTAAAAAAGGACAGCCAGCTAACAGTAAGAAACATAGTGATTTATATACAGATGAAAATCCAAAAGGAACTATAAAAGGTTTGGGATTTAAAGATAGAGCATCTGCCGTAGCCAGCGTTGCTAAAATCAAACGCAGTGATCGGACACATGCCCATAAGACTCAAGCAGCGATTGCCATGGAACAAAGAGCCAAGGCAGCAGGTAAAGCACAACCTGCAGCTGTATATAGAAAATTTATAGAGGAACAGAAAAGAAAAACTAAAAACAAACGGTAATGGCTAGACAAAGAGGCAATACGTTTTCATTTTTAAAAGGTGCTAGTAAACCTGATAAATTTGGGGTATTACCAATTAAGGCCGAGTTTGGGGGTAGTTTACCTTCTTCTATCTATAGAGTTAATAGTGCATCTTCTTGGTCAAGATGGAGAAGAGGATTTGAACTGGCTACTGCTTCATATTATCAAAATACTATTGATTTTCCTTTTACATATAAGATACCCTTGCCTCAAGGAGCATCTCCAGCTGCTGGTAACCAGCCTGCTATACCCGGAGTATTCAAAGGGTTCCCTACTAAGAATAAAGAATTAGGTTGTCATTGGGCTGGAGTAAGAGTTGCTGGTAGTTTGCGTTTCGATAATGTTTTAGATCATACAGGAGCTAGAGCTTCTATAGCTTCAGTTACTGAAGACAGTGAGTTTTATATAGTTCAATTGTCTGGTAGTTGGAGTGCTACTAATCCATTACCTCCTCCACTATTTATTCCTGTAGCTGGTATACCAGAGGGATTAAAACCTACGATAGGTGAAGTTATTGAAGATCGAATAGTAGAAGCAGAAGGTGTGCCTATAAACAGAGATACGATAGACCCTGCAACTCAGAAAAGACTCGGATTTATACAAGCAGTTATAGCGGATATTAATGAAACAACAGGTGTAATTAAATTAAAGAAAAGAGGATCTATTGAGGCTACACCCGATAGAGTTTTAGTTACTCCTACAACTAAAGCACCTAACGTAGGCAGATTCTTTATGACAGGTACTAGATACTATTGCACTTGTCAGGATTACACGAGACGTGATTATGCATATCTTTCTACATTAGGTAAGAGAAATGCGAGTAATTTTCCAAGAACAAATGTAGCTTCTTTAAAACCTGGACGTTTTGAAGTATTGAAGATTGGAGATAAGATATCTAACCAAGCCATGACAGATGCTGTTACCAACAGAAGAATGGAGATTATTTCACCTAGTGCTGAATTTAACTTGCCTCCTTCCGTAGCACCAACCTCTTCAACTGTCCCCGGAACTACCAGAGATAATCCCGGTGTTTATAAAGACTTTGGTTCTGTGTATATAAGAAGTGGATCTGATCCATCATTACCAGGTGCTAGATCTGATGGTATGCCTTCGTTTAAAGACTATCAAGCAAAAGATAATGTAATCACACAATTAACTGACTTCTGGGAACCAGTGTTAGATGAAATTAGATATTGCAAACATATTTATTCTATGAAGTTTGAAGAGGGTTTATTCCCTCCTGAGCCATCTGATTTCCCTGTAGGTATGGAAAGCATGGCAGAGTGGGAACAAACGCTTGTAGAGAAGACTAGGAAGGATCAGGAGACGGCTATGAGAGATCTAATGAGATATGGGTTAGCTCATATGGATATACCTCCTTTTAACTGTCAGTCACCTATGATGGTTACCATGATGCAGAAACTGTTTAACATTCCTAGTAACTTTGTATTGTTACAGAACTTCACGATGTTTGATAAGACAGGTAAAGCATATACACCATCAGTCGGAGGCAGACCAGCGTTATGAGTGACCCTAAATTTGGAGATATTGTTGATACTAATTTTATCTACTCTGATGATCAGAGACAGGTAAGAAAATTTGGTGACAGTGAAGTGTTAGTAAGTGGTCAGCCTGCTACTTACCATGCAGGAGATGTTGTACATTTACCTTATACCAGCGGAGAAACTTCTACTATTGAAGCTATTGGATTAGCCTGGGGAGCATTTTCTAGCGGCGTTCTACCAAGTGGCTAATGTATACTAATATTAAGGCTTTTGTTTTCAAAAGCTGATTTTTTATATATACCGCACTTTTTATTATGGCTATTGCTATAGAGACACGTAAATCCGTGTCCGGCTGGCCTGAGTTCTGCGAGTGGGTCACTTCAACTAACAACAGATTATATGTTGGCTGGTTTGGAGTACTAATGATCCCAGCATTACTTACGGCGGCCACTTGTTTTATTCTGGCATTTATTGCTGCACCCCCAGTAGATATTGATGGAATTAGAGAACCAGTATCAGGATCTTTCCTCTACGGAAACAATATCATCTCAGGAGCAGTCGTCCCTAGCTCAAACGCAATCGGACTCCACTTCTACCCAATCTGGG